TTGGTCAGCACGATAACCGGTTCCGTCCGCACGTTACCGTTTGATACGAGCGTAAATGCGAACGGCGATGTGGTTATTGTCGTCTCAAAAATCTGTTCTTCTCCGTAAGCAAATGGATCGGATGCCATTAATGAAAGCGAAAAAATACCCGTACCGACAATGCGCTGTATGTCAAACGATCCGATATACCGGGCGATGAAGTATTGTCCCGGCCGTTCTCGGAATCGCAATGTTTGTTCGCGTGGTTTGCCGTTACTGTCGATCAAATGCGCCGCTAGGTGCATGACGCGCTGCTGAAGCTCAAAGGCGTCGCGCGTGAAGAACGCGCAGTCCAAAAGGAAGGTCCGCGCCCCCAAGTCCGCCCCATGATCCCACAACCCATTCCGGCCGGGTATGGGAACCGTTCGATCCACCGTGCCCGGAAGGCCGGGGCGTTGGGAACTGCCCCGGACGATGAAACCTAGGTCGACATTGGACTGACTCCCGATCCATACAAATTCCGTCATCCCGGCATAACCCCCAATCCCCGTTGTGCTCGATTGACTTGCTCGTAAACAACCCGGCCGATTGCCTCAAAATCGCTGTCGTCCCTTACGACGAACGTCGCTCCCGCGAACATGCCTTCGAAATTAAAAGTGCCGCCCGTTGCCCCGGATTGGAACGAAGGAGAGGACACCCCGGCCAGTGCACCGGTCGTTGCCGAAGCCATGTTCGCGGCCTGCTGCCGGACATCCGATATGGTGTTTCCGATTCCCAACGCAAAGCCCTCGCCGGTATACTCGCCGAGTTGCCGCATGACTTTAGACGGCGATTGAATGCCGAGTGCGCTTTTCAAGCCGCCTGTTACGGTGGAGGCGACATTGGATACCGCGGATTTGATTGCCCCGATCATCGTCGTGATGCCGTTAATTAAGCCCTGCATGATGTCCTTGCCGATCTGCACCAAGTTGATGTTTTTCAAAAACATTTCGATGTTGTTCCAAACGTCCTCGAAAATCCCTTCGATATCGTTCCAAGCCCCGCGCCAGTCGCCTTTCAGCACCTTCACAAAAGTCGAAATGACCCCTTTGATGATGTCAAGGGCGCTCGATATAACGAGTTTGATTCCTTCCCAAGCTACTTTTACGATCGATTCGACGACCGGCCACACCGCCTGAAAAATTTCTTTGATCGCTGCCAACTGCACGTCGATATAGCTTTTGATGAGGCCGAACACTTGTTTAACAATCGCGAGAATGGCTTGCCCGTTCTCGTCCCAAAATCGCTTCAATTCGTTCAGTTCGGACTTTACAAAGTCCGTCACGGCGCGAATCACCGTATCGACTGTACTCGAAATGGCATCGAGCGCCGTTTTGAACGATGATCGGATTTGCTCCCATATCCGCTGAACACCGATACGGAAATCCTCGTTGTTTTTGTACAACGTTGTAAAGATCGCAATCAGACCGGCGACGGCAGCGACCGCTATGCCGATCGGCCCCGTAATGGCGGCTATCGCCGCGCCAAATAACCCCGACGCACCCCCAGCCGCCGCAAAAACGCCGGATATCGCCCCGACGGATGTGATTAGTTGCCCGAGTATGATTAAGACCGGCCCGATCGCTGCACCTATCCCTACGAGCGTCAAAATCGTTTTTTTCGTCCCATCATCCAGATCGTTGAACCAGCCAACGAGACTTGCGATGGAGCCGATAATCATCGAAATGATAGGTGTCAGTGTGTTCCCGAGTTCGGCCATGGATTGTTGCAAATCGTACTGTGCATTGGCGTTCTCGACTAATGCCTGATTATTTTCCCGGTACGCTTCGTTAACCTCGGGCAATCCGAGGTCGGCGAGCTGCTGCAATACATACTGCTGCTGCTGGCCGTTTGCGATCGCCTCGGTCAGTCCCGCATTAAAGTCATCCAGACTAACGCCGGACCGCTCCAGCAGCTCTGCGAACGGGCCAATGGCCGCGCCGGTTGCCAATGTCTCTTGCAGACCGTCCGCAATCCCCTCAAACTTCAGCGTGTCTGAAAATTTGATGGCCGCTCCTGTTATTGCGTCAAGCGCTTCGCGGAAGGCGTCCCCTTTGAATCCGGCAGCGAGCAAGTTTGATAAACCTTCGACTCCAGAGTCCAGCTCGCCGGTAATCGCATACACATCGCGGAGGGATTGTTCCATTTCTTCCATGCTCGCTCCGGCTATCTGTGCATTCGTTGATAGTCGGGCCGTGAATTTCCGGAATTCCTCCGTTCCTTCAGTCGCAAGTGCCGCGATCCCGACAATCGGGGCCGTGATACCCAGCGCCATCTTTTCGCCGACGCCTTTCAGCCCGTCGCCCGCCCTCTTGATCTTGCTGGCGGCGGATTCGGCATCTTTACCCGCATCCTGGAACGCCTTGCCGGTATCGTCGAGCCTTCCTTCCAAGCTGCGCAACTCTTGTTCCGTTTTTGCGACTTCGCGTTGGAATGCCCGGTATTGTCCTTCGGAGATTTCGCCCCGCTTGAACTGTTCCTCGACTTGCTTCTGCGCCTCTCGCAGCCGGTTCAGCTTTTCAGCCGTATTGTCAACGGCATCGCCTAGCAACTTCTGCTTTTGAGCGAGTAGTTCCGTGTTCGTCGGATCGAGCTTCAGCAGCTTTTCGACCTGCTTCAATTCGGACTGAATGTCTCGGCTTTTTTTATTGACGTCCGATAGGGCAGCAGACAGCCCGGTCGTATCTGACCCTATCACGACGTTAATCCCTTTTATCGCCTCGGCCAAACGATATCACCGTCCTATCTGCCGTAGAAGGCGTCAATGTCCGCTTGGTTTGCTTCTCTTGCCTCTTCGTCTTTCACGCCCGCAAACGCACGAGCCAAATCAAGCAAATCCCTGACGCGCAGCTCGTTGATTTCTTCCAAACTCAGACCGACCTTTTTCCCGATCGCGAGTAAGCTGATTTCGATTCGGCTTGTGCTTGTGTTACTTGGCTTTTCGTTGGAGCGCTCCGCCTTTGACTCCGGAACGAAAAAATCCGTGTGCGGCCTCCTCCATGGCACCACGCAACACAACAGGGTCCGATAGATCGAACGAGTCCAAACCGGACAACCACTCGACAAAGGACGGGAATGGCTTTCCGAATGCATCCGCTTTTGCCATTGCCCAAATTAATTGTAAAAACGCTACCGAATCCAATTGGCTCGGGTCCACGTCATTCTCATCGATTTCATCTTTCTTTGCGCCCGGCTTCACCATCTTGGTCATCTTTGTCAGATCGCCGAGCAAGTCGCTGTTAAATTCTTGCTTATAATACAAAAGAGCCAGGGGAGTAGCCCTGACTCTGACCGTTTGTTCACCGATATTCAACTCGCGCATCAGACCACCACCAAGCCAAGGATTGCCGTAGAAAGCGTCGTGTTCGCTGCGTCCACTTGTCCTTGCGACGCACTGACATTCGTGTTTACAGCCGTGGCCGTCGTCTTCGCCGTGCTCAATTTCGACCAAGTGCCAGCGGTGTAAGTGGCTTGCGTCAGACTGTTTGCGAGTGCAAGATTAGCAGCAAGCGCCGTCTTGTTGGTAGCGCCGAATGTCGGTTTTGTGACCGCTGTGAAAAAGGCGTTGTACGCCGCCGTGTTGGTATCGGACAACTCCATGTCTCCCTTGACGATCATCCTCCCGTCGATCAAGATCGGCGAGATTGCAAGGTTAATGACGTCCGTAGCTGGTGTGATCGTTTCGCTCGTCGTTGTCCGTTCCTTGGCCGGTCTGCTGGCTTGGCAATCGTAATGCACAAATCGCCGATTCCGTTGATCGCCTTGCACCTGACCCATAAGGGCGAATTTTTCGGCGATGCCGTCCGATACTTCGACCAACATGCCGTTGCTGTCGATTTGCCAGCCGAACATTCTTGCTTTGACAGCATCGGGAACGTCTGCCATTTCCAATTCAGAAGTATACCCGTTATTGCTGTTGCTCACGTAATACGCCGTGTTGTCTGCGTAAAACGTGCTCGTTTCACCGACCGTCGTCGGGGTGAAACGCACCGCGCCTGGTATCGGAATCGGCGTTTCCCATGCCGGTTGCGACGGCGATGCGTCGTCCACAAATGCAATGTGCACCTGTTCCAAGCCGAATGTAACTTTGTTCGCCATGCTTTTCCCTCCTTTAAAATCCCAAACGTTTGGGATTATCCGATCAATTGGATCTCGTAGATGACTTGCCGTAGCTTCTCTTCATCCAGCCACGCCTCGACCTTCGAAAATGGCAGGCGTAGCTCCTTCAGCTTGTCCTCGACAAGCTTCTCCCGCCCCAAATCTTTCTTGACGGAATACAGTTCGATTTGATAATTGCCGATGCCGACGTAATTGTGATTGTCCGCCATCAGGTCGCTGGAATAGGAAAATTGATACGTGATAAATGGCGGTGCCGGTGCAGGGTTTTGCGGTGTGCTCTCGAATTCTCCATAGGCGACCGGCATACCGAGAGTTTTAAGAGCTGTAAACAACTCTCCTTGTGTCATGTGCCGCCCCCGTTCCGGATGATCCGCTTAATATCTTCGGGAAGGTCGGCTCCGTGCTTATCGTAAGCCGGACGCAAATGGGGAAAGGCGCGGACGCGCCCTCCCCCGCGCTTTGCATGACCAAACTCCAGCAAGTGGACGCGGCGATAGTCCTTTTTGTTCCAGACGACGCGCCGCGTCCTCCCGCTTCCATCTTGCTTCGTCACCTTGAAGCCCTTCGCATATTTGCCGGTATTTTTCGGAGCGCCCGCTTCCGCACTCTTGCGTACCGCCTCGGCCGTTTCGTCCACCTTGCGTTCAATGGCTGCCGACACGTCTTCCGTATACTCGCGCACCGCATCCGCAATTGCTTCGGCCAAACGATCTATCGGGACATCAGCCATTAGCCGCAACCCTTTCGCATGTTATCTCCGTTTCATCGTCGGCATTGTCGTATGTCCGGATGACGGAGTAACGCAATCCTTCGAACCGGACGATTTTCTGTCCGCCGTACTCGAACTTATGCACCGCCAATACAAATTCCGGTCGATGCCCTTTAGCGGCCGCGTTGTAAAACTCCGTTCGTCCGGCCGATTCCTTTCGACATAGGACGGACGTTTCGGTTTCGATGGGAATTTGATTGCCGATTTCGTCCTCATCATACGTTTCGGCAATTAGCGTCAACTCGTAATCATAAGTCCGATAGCGTTCGGATCGCATCATGACTCACCACCGCCCGAATGAATAATCAGATTGTGCATCCGGATTTGCAGATGTCGAGGCATCGCGCCGTCGCTGTCCCGGCTTTGATAACGCCACGATGCATAATCGACACAAAACATAAGGTGATTGGCGTCATCGTTTTTCAGCGTGACGCCCTTCTCATCCTTAAGCTCCTGCACAATACCATCGACAATAGCGGTCAGGTACGTATCCCTGACCGCCGTCCGGATGCCAAGCCGCTCCTTGACGAGTGAAACAATCAATGCGGTATCCATGATCAGGACTTAGTGACGGTGACGATGTAGGTCTTCGACGTCGTGCCAAAGGTAACGGTGATGGTAACCGTGTTAGCACCTGTCGTCCAAGTCGCCGCTGCCCCATTCGCAACCGGAGTCCCGCCGACGTCAATTGCGACCGTAGCGCCTGTCTTAGCAACCGTGACCGTGATAGTATTCGTGGCGTCAGTCGTAGCAGCCGTGTAAGATGCGGTCGCGCCACTAAACGTTGGAGATAGAGCCTTATTGCCAATTGCCAGAGCCGAAAGGTAAGCGTCAGATGGGTTAGCTGTATCCGGAGCGAACGGAACGGAGGTCGTCGGGTTGATATTGTTGATGTTGACGATGACGAAGCCTTCGCCGAAGACCGGTTTTCCGTCATAGCGAGCCGTACCCTTGAAGACCGTCTGATCTTCGATGAACCGAACATGTTCCGACTGCGCGAACTGCATGCCAGCACGCTCGGCCAGCAGATACAGGGACCCGTATCCGCCGATGATGTCTCCGTCCGGAATGAACGGAAGAAGTACGATGTCACCGCTAACGATCGGCATGGTGCTATTAATCGAAGCCACCAATGCGCCGGCCGCATTAAAGATTACCATTTTCGACATCAGGGTGATGTACGTTTGTTCGTTCATCGCCCAGAACTTTTCCCCCGTGCTATAATTTGCACGCGCCTTTGCAAGATCAAGTATCAGAGCAGCAAAGAACTGCTCCGACGTCATGCTTCCGGGATTAATCTTCAGAATGTTGGAGGTGCTGAGATTCGTCCATGCCGGACCCTTGGACGACCAATCAGACGGTTGGGACGTTTGCGCCAATCTCGTTGCGATACCTTGCGGCATCTTCTTGCCTGTACCATACAGAATGGCCTTATCCACCCCGAGACCGATAGCTTGCGAAATGGCGTCCAGAATTTCGGCTGCAAGGTTCTCGTCGGAGTCTTCCAATGTGGCATTGCAGATCGGAATAAATCCGCCGACCTTGTACCCATCGACCTCGATCTGAGAGAAGGTGAGGAACAGTTCGTTCAAGCTCGCGCACGCTTCGGTCCAAACTGCTTCCGGAATGGAACCGGCGATATTTTGACGAGCCGTGCCTTTCAGCCGCCGTACTTGGACCTTCGAAACCAGTTTGCTGTACCGGTTCATATTGTCGCGGATCAGACCAAGAAGGGTGTCCGGAATCGTCAGTTCCGCTCCGCTTACTGCCCGTTGTTGCATTTGGGCAATACGGCCAATTTCGCGTACTTGCGAGAGGAATTCCTTTACATCGCTACGAGCAGCCAGCGCCGTGCGCTGTTCAAAAGACATCTTATTGAATCTAACTTGCATTCTGGTTTCGCCTCCTGTAAATTGGTTTCTTTGGTCCGGCGTCGGGGCAGGATTCGGAGCCGGGTTATTGTCTGGAGCTTTGGCGTTAAGCTGTTCTAGCTCTCCTTCGAGCTGCGTGATCTCGCCTTCGAGCGCGGATTTCTTTTCGGTCAGTTCCGATTTGTCCGCATCTAGTTTGGTGATTTCTTCTTCTACCACCGCGATTTCTTCGTCGGTATTGGCTTCTTCGATCGCTTTTTCCAACTGCTCGGACCGAGTTGTAAACCCGCGCTCCTGCTCCAAAAATTCAGTAAGCGCCGACTTACGCTGCTCGATTTTCTTCGCCAACATAACTTGTTTGAGTGACATTACGTTTTCAACCTCGCTTTCAAATTTTGTTTCCGCTGCTGCATCTGCCGTTCCCGGTGTTGGGCGACCTCCGCTTTGCGGGCTTGTACGCCAGTATCCTCGTAAGCCGGGAACGTGACGACGGACACCTCATGCAGATCAATTTCGCGGATCGTCCATTTGACAGAGCCGTCGCTCCGCCAGTCCGTTTCTTCACGGATGATATCAAACCCAAAGGAACACTGATCGACGTCGCCGCGTTTGACGCGGGCATACAGGTTCATCGCGTCGGTGTCGTCCGGATTAATCTTGATGCGCCCCCATAGCCCGTGACTGTCTGTCCGAAGTTCAAGCGTCCCCGCCTTATTGCGTCCGAGAACGAACATCGTCTCATGATTAGCCAGCGCCCGGATATCGTTGCTGAGCGTTTTGTCGAAGGCCTCCGGCACGATCTCTTCGAACCCCCCGGGCCAAAGCTCGGTTTGCCGGTTAAAAACGGCGAAGTATCCTTCAATCGTAAGTTCGCCGCCGCTGTCCGCATCTCGGGTCTTCAGTTCAGTCTGCAAGCTGCGCGTCTGCCGCGTGTCTCTGCTCAATCCTCATCACCTCCCCCGCCGTTTAATTTCTTCTGCTCCCCGATCATCCCGGCCGGAATGTAATTCTCCAGAATGACGCGCTCATCGAGTCCTTCAAGCGGTGAATCCCCAAGCCAATTGCGCACCTCGTTCCCGAGATACAGGCCGCGTACATACAGATTGCTACCGACCTCGGCCAGTTCCTTCAGGTCGTAAGCGTAAAGTGATCTTGGATTGAACTTGAAATACAAATCCGGCGAGAGCAGCAGCTTTCGGGTAAGCTCTTGGACAATCCCTTGGGCCAACGGAAGGATTCGCGTATTGATAAAGGCGTTGTACTCGTCCTTCTTGAAATCTCCAACGCCCACAAAAAAAGCAGGCACTTGGAGCATGCCCGCCACTGTCCGTTTATCCAGTTGTACCGCATCGTTGATTGCCAGATCTTCGAGCGATAGAGGCTTTACTTCTTTTACATCGAGAAGTTCAGCCGGGATGATCCAAGGCTGTCCGGCCTCCGAGCGTTTCAGGTACATGTCGAAAACCTTGTCTCGTCCTTCTTCGCTTGACAGTTCGGCCGTGGTCGCATCCACTTTAACAATCAGGGATGGTTTGTACTTATCGGACATAAAGGCTTTCTTCGTTGCGGTCGCCTGCCTCAAGTTCTGTACGATGTCTTTCAGGACGACTCGATACCCCGTTCCGATCCACGGACGCTCCGGGTCGGGGTTGATCGTAAAGTGCAAAACTTCGTCCTGATCGTACCGCTTCCCTTGATAGGACACATAATACGAAACTGCCGTGTCCACAAAGCTAACCCCTGATGGTTTCAAAGGGATCAGCTCATCAATGAGACCGTTTGACATCTTGGGATATACGACGCTGTTTCCATCGCCGGGAAGCATCATGCTGTAGATGATGTTGTACATCCATGCTTTGCGAGTCATCAGGCTATACGGATTAATGTCGATCTTTCGAGACAATTCATTTCGCACTCGAACATCGCCCGTATCGGTGTTTCGCATCAGGTGAAGCGTCATGCTGCTTACAAGGTCCGCGATCCGATGGACGGCCATCTTCACTTCCGGGTTGTCGGACAATCTGGTGTAGCCCGGAACGCAAAGTGTGTCATGGGCGTCCGTTGTCAAAAACCACCCGATGGGAGACTCAGGCGCGGCTCTTGTCTGGTTGGCCCGCTTTTGCTTATTGCGTTTGCTCATTGTTTGCTCCTTTCAGCCACCCGGTTGCTGTTGAGGTGTTCTCCATGTTCTCCAGCATTCGGACGGCACCAAAAACAGCGCCGTCGAAAACATCGATGCGCAGAGTGGGCGTGACCTTTTCGTATTGGATCATGTCATCCGTTTTTTCGATGGCATGAACATTCTGAACGCAATACTCGAACGCTTGCGAATGGAGATAATAGAACTTCTCGGATTTCGCTTTCTGTTCGATGCGACGGAATCCTTGTGACTTCTTATGAAAAAACTGAGGTTGGTCTATGATCCGGAATCCCGCTTTTCTCATCAGAAGGAAATACTCTTGCCCGAACTTCCGGTCGTGTCCGACCTGCTTTATTTTGAATCCCATGCCGCGCATTTTGATGTACCAATTGACGACATCGGAGTAATTAACAATAGGGCTGTTACACATCGTCAGCCATCCGTCGTCCTGCCATCCGAACAACGGAATGTTGTCCTCTTCCGCTTTCGCTGCCGCCGCGACGATCGGGAAAAACGCGTGCGTGATTGCGATGTCTACGCCTTCGAATTCGCCGTAAAGTGCCGATGCTGTTAAGTCGTGCAGTTTGGACAAGTCCGACCCGCCATACCAGTCGATACGCATCCTCGACAGTTCTTCCAGTGTCCAATTGTATTTGCGATCCGAACGGGTAAACTCCGTAATGTCGAAGTAGGCCCGTAAGCTAGCCGTATAGATATTCATGGACTTGGATAAAAAATCTTTACGCTGTTGCGGATCGTTTTGCGCCTGGAGCGAATCATTCAGGATGTCTTCCGGCCTGATGGTCACCCCATAGTTTGGGTTAGCCATCTCATGCTGGATCGGGTTTGTGTAGTCGACTTCCCCGGTCTTCACGTCCTGCTGCGCCCGACAGATGAATACGAAGTACGCCTCATCAGTTACGGTGCCAAGCAAGATCTTCAGGCAGTATTGCAGCCGGTTATAACAAAAGCTCGACATCTCATCACCGGCCGTCGTAATCCCGATCATCAACTTATTGCTGAACGCCTTCATCGCCTCTTTGATAATGTTGTATTGCTTCGGCGATTTGTAGGCGTGCAGCTCGTCGGCTATCGCGATATTACAGTTCAGCGAGTCTTGATTATCCGGATTGGCCGCAAGCGCCTCGATATGGATCGAACCATCCTTGCCGAGCTTGCCGCCGATACTATGCTCTTGATTGTTGTCGAGCACCCGGAATTGTTTTTTGACGCCCATTGCTTCGAGATTGTAATTGATGAAGTCGAAGCTTTGCAGCGATTGCTTCAGCGCCGCCCCCACAATGTAAACGGTCGATCCGGATTTTGCGTGGAGCAGCGCCAGCGCCCAAGATAACGCCGCGATGAGCCTTGTCTTCCCGTTTTTACGCGGAATGAAAATAAACGCCTCTTTGTATTTCCGAAGAGACGTTCCC